TCGTTGCTGTGCAACACGCTGGGCGTGGCCCGGATGGCTGGGCCATGTCCGGAGCCAGATATGCCCGGCTGGCCGTCGGCCGGCGAACTGCTAGCCATGTCCAAGGCTGACTTGCGGGCGGTCCTGTCTGCCCGCGGCGTCAAGGCCCCGGGTCAGCGCGCCACCCGGGCCGATCTGATGGCCCGCATCGAGGAGCATCGTCCGGAATGACGCGCGAGCTGCAATACGACTCCGACTCGGCCGGCGTGCATTACGCTGTCGTTCAAGACGAGGATGGCGCGCTGTGGAACGTTGCCGACACGGCGTTCGCAACCTATGACGCGGCCGAGTGGACGGCCAACGCCGTCACGATGACCGCGTCCGTCCCGGGCTCGACGCTGCATATTGGATCGATGCCGACGGCGATTACTTCGGCAGCTACATACGCGGCGCATGTGTATTTGCGGGCGGGCACGCAGGCCGCCACCAGCGACTCGCTCGTCGGCGAACTGACCATGGTCCATAGCGGCAGTGCGTGGGCGGATCGGTCGGAGCCGGTTAGTCTTGGCGAGTTGAGACAGTGGCTGCGCATCGACCAGTACGACGACCCGGACGCGCTCGCCGCGGCGGGCGTGGCGGCGAGACAATGGGCCGAGACGTACATGGGGCGGACGCTAATTCAGCAATCACTCACTGAGACCTACACTGACTGGCCCGACTCGACCGGCTGGGAGCTGCCAGGCCCGCCGCTGGTTTCCGTTACGGCAATCAACTATATCGACACGGACGGCGCGACATCCACGGTCACCGCGTCCATCTACGATGTCGATACGGATGAGGAGCCCGGCGTCGTTCGGCTGGCCTATCAACAGTCGTGGCCCAGCGACCTTCGCGGCGACGTAAACGGCATCTCGATCACGTACCAGGCCGGCTACGGCGAGCCGGACGACGTGCCCGACGCGATTTGCCGCGGGATCTGCCAGGAGGCCTACGCCATCTACGAGCAGGACCGAGGCGGCGACCGCGACCAGGCGAGCCGGGCGCATGAGGCCGCTAAACGGATACTGGCTCCGTACCGCGTCGGCGAGGTCGCCTGATGCGCCCTGGCCGCCTTCGGCACCGGCTGACGTTGCAGCAGCCATCGCGGACCGCCGACAGCTACGGCGGGACGACCACGACGTGGTCGGACGTCGCGACCGTGTGGGCTGACATACAGGGCCTGGCTGGCCGCGAGAGCATGACCGGCGACGAGGTCCATGCCCGCGGCGAGGTGCGCATTTGGATGCGCTACCGCACTGACGTTCAGCCCGACTGGCGCGCCACGTGCGACGGCCGGACGTACGAGTTCGTCTCGGCGGCGGACCCGGACGGCCGCCGAGAAATGCTCGTGCTGTCTGCCGTCGAGGACGTGACATGATCTCCATGAAGCTACGCGGCGCCGAGCAGTTGGACCGGGCGTTTCGCGCGTTGGGCGGGCGCCAGGCCAAGAAGGCCCTGCGCGGCGCGGTGCGCGATGGCGCGAAGATCGTGGCGCCACGCATGGCGGGCAACGCGCGGTCCATGGTCGGCGGAGACATGGGTAATCGCATCGCGTCGGCCGTGGTCGTGCGCAGCGGCCGGGGCGGTCGCGACGCGGTACGCATTCGCGCCATGATTGATCCGAGGCGAGCCGACCAATTCGCGCATGTGTCGCGCGGTGGCCGAAGGCATTACATCCCGGGTGCTATCGAGTACGGCCACGCTGCGCCTGGCGAGGCGGGCGGACCCAAGATCGTGCCTGCAATTCCGTTCGCCCGGTCGGCATGGACATCGACGCGACGCCAGGCATTGCATACGACCATGGAGTCTACATGGCGGCGCGTGCGCGACCTGGCCCGAGCGCGGGGTCGCTGACCCATGGCCATCGAACCCAGCCTGGTTGCGACGTTGACCGGCGACGCTGCCGTCGCCGCCCTGGTTGCCACGCGGGTGTACCCGACCGTCGCCAAGCGAGACGCGACGCTGCCGCTCATCGTCTACCAGCGGATCGCGACGGATCGATACGACTCGTTGGGGAACGTAGCCGACTTGGCCGCGGGCCGCTTCCAGGTTTCGTGCTGGGCCGACTCCTACGCGGGGGCGTCGGCACTGGCCGACGCCGTGCGGGCCGCGCTGGACCACCAGTCGCTGGCGATCGATTATGTTGTGGCCGGCTCGCTCACACCTGACGCGACCGGCCAGTACACCCAGAGCGGAACGTACGCCAGCCAGCCCGCCTACGAGTCGGCCGATGGATCGTATTGGTTGTGGCATTGGCTGGACAACGCGTCATGGCGCATCTCGTCGAGCAAGGGCGAGGAAAGCAACTTCTGGGAAAGCGACGAGGGCGGCCCGATCGAGGACACCTATGTGGCAATTGGATCGGTGTCCGGCTCGCCGACCGTCGCGGCCGGTGACGGGCTGCGTAGCGTCTGCCGCGTCATAGACGAGGGCGACCTTTCCGACATCAGCCCCGATGAGGTGGCCGCCAGGCGGTACGGCAGGCGCCTGGATGTGCAAGTTTGGCACCGGGAGTGAAGCATGGCCAAGAGTTCTGCGCACACCATCCTGCAGTTCGGCGACGGCTCGACGCCGGAGGCGTACCGCAGCCTCGGACAGATGACGGCTTTGACCGGCCCGTCAATCTCGCGTGAGATGAGCGATATCACGGACCTCGACGACGATTGGAGACAGCAGCAGGGGCATCTGGCTGACGGCGCGGAAGTGACCGCGACGATTCTGCTGGACCCGGACGTCGCTGCCCATGAAACGGTGATCGAGGAGGTCGCCGCTGCCGACCCGTCGAGGGCATGGCGAATCATCTGGCCGCCGTACGACATTGAGACCGTCGCCATCGACTCGATCGCGACGGCAACGGAGGTCCTGACCATGGCCAGCGCACACGGATGGCAGACAGGCCAGCCGGTGCAGTTCTCTACCATCGGGACCGCCCCCACGAGCTCGCCGCAAGTGGCCGCCGGCACCGTCTACTACGCCCGCCGCGAGGGTGCCAGCACGCTCACGCTGTACGACACCGCAGCGCACGCCTACGCGGGCGGGGCAACCGGTCGCATAGATTTCGCCGCGGCGGGCAGCGCAAACGAACTGGGCACGGGCAAAGAATGGACCTTCGCTGCGGTTGCTCGGCTGGCAGCGCAAAGCGCAGCTGGAAACGAGCCCATGGCCGCGGAGATTACCCTGCGCGTAGCCGGCGAGGTCACCACCTGAGTACAGTCAGCCCCCTGCTGAAGCAAGGAGACTATCATGGCCGAGGACACAATCGGCGTCGCCCTGAACAAAAAATCGGGCACGGCTACCACGGCCGTGGCGGCCGTGACGTCGATCAACGGCGTGGCAATCGCGCGCGAAACCAATGACGTGACCGACCTGGACGATACGTGGCGACAACACCAGGCCGCGCTGAAGGACGGCGGCGAGGTGTCGTTCACGATGTATTTCGACCCGGACGAGGCCAGCCACGAATCGCTGTTCAGCGATTTCACGGCGGCGAGCACACAATACCAGATCGAATACCCGGGCACGCAAAGCCTGACCCAGACCTTCGACGCGGTAATTCAGTCGCTTGCGCCGTCGGCCAGCGTCGGCGAGGCAATGTCATTGGAAGGCACGCTTCGGGTGACTGGCGCGGTAACGAGTACCTTCGGGTAACACATGCGTATAGGAACGAGGACAATATGAGTGATGCAAGAGACCCCGACCGCGAAACCCAACCGATTTTGACCGCCGCCGAGTTGACAAGCATCCCACTGCTGGCCGAGTTGGTCGAGGTGCCAGAATGGGGAGGGTCGGTTTATGTGCGCGAACTGACCGCGGCGGAACGCGACGCGTTCGAGGCTGAGTTCTATACGGCAGCGCAGGCCAACCAGGTCCCGCCGGATCTAAAGGTCAAGCTGTGCGCCATGTGCATGCTCGGAGCGGATCGCGCGCGTTTGTTTGACGACGACGAGTTGCACGTAGTTCGGTCGCTCGGGGCCGGCGGCGTCAATCGCGTTGCTGAGGCGGCGCTGCGGATCAACCGCTTTTCCGAAGCCGACGTCCAGGACCTGGCGGGAAACTGACGCGCCGGCCGCTGCGGCGGTTTCTGTTTCGCCTGGCGCTGGCGCTGGGTATGACCGTCGCGGACCTGGGCCGGCGAATGGGCGCACGCGAGCTTGCCGAGTGGATGGCGTTCTGCTCGCTGGAGCCGCTGCCGGACGATCGCGCCGATGCGAGGTCGGCGATGCAATGTATGCTCATGGCATCGGCCTGGGGCGACCCGAAACAGCGTCGCCCTAAGATGGCCGACTTCCTGCTTTTCCAGGACGCGCCCCCCACGCAAACTACCTCGCAGCAACAACAGGTCGCCAAGGCCGTCAGTCGACTCAACGACGCAATCAGGACACAGCATGGCCACCGTCGGTAGCCTCATCGTGGATCTGCAGGCGCGCACGGCGCAATTCGATCGCGCCATGAAGTCGGCGTCCGCGCGCGTCCGCAGGTTCACCCGCCGCGTGCAGCGCAACGTGGACATGCTTGCAC